ATAGTGAAGTTACCGAAGAAGAAAAAGAAACGGTAAGAAAATATAAAGAGAAATTAAATAAGTCGAATAAAAAAGATTAAGCACTGTACTTGATGTATGGTGCTTTTATTATGCCAAAATTTAATATCAATGATAAGAGCAGGGTGTTATACTCTGCTTTTTTCATATAAAAATGAACTTTGTGGGCTTAACTGAACGCAAAGGGCAAGGAGGTAAAACGTGAATAAGACAGTTCACAAAAGAATGCTGCCGCTGAATCTCCAGTTATTCGGTGATGATAGCGGTGCAGCTGCACAGGGAGATGTACATACCGGTGCACAGGACACAGAGGGGGATAATCAGCAGAGTGGTGTTAAGCCTAAAACTCTTGATGATTTATTATCCTCTGACAAAACATTGCAGTCTGATTTTGACAGAAAGATTTCACAGGCAATTGCAACCGCAAAAGCCAACTGGGAAAAACAGGCGAAGGACAATGCAGACGAGGCTAAAAAGCTTGAAAAAATGAGTGCAGAGGAAAAGGCACGATATAATTTCAACAAGGAAAAAGCCGAGTTTGAAAAGCAGAAAGAGGAATTTGCACATAAGCAGCTTAAGACAGCAGTTGCATCCGAGCTTTTAAGTTTAGGATATACTGCTGAATTTGCAGAGTTCCTGACAGGAAAGGATGCAGAAACATCAAAGGCAAATATAAACGCTTTTGAAACCGTATTCAAAAAGGCGGTTGAGACTGCTACTGCCGAAAAGCTCAGAGGTGACCATATTCCTCCTGCAGAAAGAGAGCATGGCGGACAGGAGGAGCCGCCGAAGAATTTTCACGAATATGAGGCGTGGAGAAAGAAAAACACATAATAGGAGGACAAATTTATGAATAAAATTCTCACACCAAACGTAATCGCCAACGAGGCGTTAATGGTGCTTAAAAACAATCTCGTTATGGCAAATCTTGTACACCGCGATTATGAAAATGAATTTGTAAAGGTCGGTGATACAGTAACTGCAAGAAAACCGGCAAAATTTGTTGCTAAAAACTTTACCGGTGCAGTAGATCCGCAGGACATTACAGAAGACGGTATACCTGTAAAAATGGACAGGCTCAGAGATATTACCGTACAGATAAGCTCAAAGGAAATGTCTTTAGAGCTTAAGGACTTCTCATCACAGGTTATTGAGCCTGCAATGCAGGCAATTGCGGAGGCAGTTGACGGTGATGTTCTTGCTACAGCTGTTCAGAATGCAGCAAGAAAGGTTGCGGCATCTGATGAAACGGCAGCAAAGCCGATTAAGGACATTGCAAAGGTAGGAAGCTATCTTGACTTTGCAGGTGTACCTGTACAGAACAGAAGGCTTGTGCTGAATCCTGCACATAAGGTTACTTATGCAATGGATGATAATATGTCAAAGGTGGCATATGCCGGTGATTCAAAGGCTCTGCGTGATGCTGAACTCGGCAGAATCTATACAATGGATACATATATGAGCCAGAATGCACCTTATCCTTACGGCTATCTTGATAAGAAGGTAGGTACCGCAAAATCATTCAAGGTGTCAGGTACAGCAGGAGAAAGCAAGGTTTCATTAACTGCACTGAATACTGCTTCTGCAACGGTTAAGGAGGGTGACTGCTTTATTGTTGAGGGGTATGTATATCATATTGTGAAGGATTATACCGGTGCGTCAAGTGCTATTGCTGAGGTTGAAATCAATCAGCCGCTTCATAAAAATCTTGATGCAGTGGATGCAAAGGTGGTATCATCCCCTGTATCAGTAGGTTTCCACAGAAATGGTATTGCTCTTGTATGCCGTTCTCTTGATTTGCCTATGGGCAACAAGAATTCTTATGTTGCATCTGCCGACGGCCTTGCTGTAAGAGTGGTATTTGATTATGATTCAACGCATAAGATTGATACCTGCTCCTTTGATGTTCTTTATGGTGTTACAGCTCTTGACAAAAATATGATTGTCAATATTGAATAAGGAGAATCGGCGATGAAAATAACTGTAGTTAAAAATAATGAAAAAATCAATATTGATTCAACCTGTTATCCTGCATGGGAGAAAGCAGGCTGGAAAAAGGTTGATGAAAATACACAGGAAAACAAAAAGGCATCCAAATAAGGGTGCCTTTTCTTATGGAGGTGTTTAGGTAATGAATAAGGATGCTGCAAAATGCTTTTTTATCAGACGCATAGGAAATACACAGACTGCGGAAAAAGAATATTTTGATATCTGCCATAGAGAATTCAGTGCAGATGAATATATTGAAACGGCACTTGATGATTGTCGCGGATATTTCGGTACTGATAATATACCGAATGCAGTTACCGCTTCTGCTGTGGCAGATATAGCATATATCAGATATAAACTTGATACCGTGCAGAGCCAAAGAACATACGGCGTTAAAAGTGCTTCTTATTCTGAGGGTACGGTTTCACAGAGCGAAACATATGCAACAGAGCAGGAGTTAAGCACCTCAATTGAAAATATTTTAAAGCCGTATAGCAGATTCAGGGTGGTGAACGGACATGGAAAAGCTGAAAACACCGATTGAATGGACTGTGAAAACAAGGTTTTACCGAAAAACAACCGTAACGAATGAATATAACTTTGACAGGGCGGTGTATTCCGAAACACCATATGCGCAGCTTGATTTGTGCTGGCAGCCGATAGAAGACAGCTCGTCAGTTCAGGAAAAGGGCGAAGTGCCGGCATCATCTTATACAGCGGTTATATACGATGATATTCAGCTGAACAAGGGAGATATGGTTGAGATAGAGAATCTTGGATATTTTCTTATATCAGAAATTAAGAAATATATTCATCACCGCCTTGTGACGGCTCATTCAACAGACAGGAGGTTTAAGGATGTCAAAGGCTGATATTACTATGGAAGGACTGGATGCTTATTTTGATAAGCTGACAAAATCTCCTGACAAACTGATTGAAAGAATCAGACAGCAGGCATTACAGGATGCGGAGGTGCTGGCAGGTAAGCAGAGACTGAATTGCCCTGCTCGTACCGGTATGCTCAGAGAATCCATTGAAACCTTTTGTCAGCGTGACGGTGATACGATAGAAGCCGGTACAAGAACAAGAAATCCATATGCTGTATATGTAGAATTCGGCACAGGACCAGTAGGAAGTAAAAAGGGTCATCCCCTTGATTCGGAACTGGGTGTTGCTCGAAAAACAGAAGGGTGGACAGTGAATATTCCGGGTGTTGGTGTGCGTTATACACAAGGCCAGCCGGCAACAGCTTTTATGTATTATGCAATGAAAGAAATGGAGCCGATTATAAAAGAACATTTCGGCTCATCGGTTAAGGAGGTGTTAAGGTGATACAGGATTATCGCAGGGAAATCAAAACTGTACTTGAGGAGATAGAATGTGACATTGATTTTAAGGTGAAAATGGCTTTTCCTGAATCTGTCAATGACGGAAATATTGTTTCGTATTTCGAGCTTTCAAATATTTCCACAGATATTTCGGTTATAGATGATATTTCTTTTCAGATAGATTTGTGGTTCTTTGACCTTAAAGCACTTTTGTCTGTATTGTCACTTGTGGACAAGGCAATGACGGATAAGGGCTTTTTGCGTCAGTTTGTATCACCTGATTCTATGCTGCATGATCCGAGCGGTTATCTGCGTAAAACAATGCGCTACGGCAGAAGGGTAGAAACACTGACAAACAGACTTATAGATTAGGAGGTATATATGAATACAGATAAACCAACAAGAGGCTTAGCCTCAAAGGGTATTGTGTTTTATCCAAATTATACAGGTGAATCGTCAAGGAGTATAAACTATCTTCTTCAGATAGGTGATATCACAAAGGGCGAACGTGAAGAGCTTGACGCAACCTGTATGGATGATGATATTGAATGTTCAATATTGGGCATCCGCAAGAAAAGTGATGATTATGAGGTGAAATTCCTTTATAACGCAAAGGAAAAAAATTCAGATTATCAGGTTATCTCAGCACTGGAGGATGCAGCTGAGAGTGTGCCTATACTTGTTAAAATGCCTGATGGCTCGCAGTATGCAAATTCAGGCGTTCCAAGCCTTACAATTAACAGTGTAGGTGTCAACAGCCGTGTGGAGGCAACGGCAAAGTATAAGCTTGATGGTGACTGGCAGAAGACATTCCCACAGGCATAAATATAAGCATTGAGCAGCAGGGTATTCTTGCTGCTCTTAATATTTTACGGAGGATAAAAATATGAGTGAACTTAAGGTTAAAACAAGTACATATGATATTAAAATCGGAGATAAAACAGTCAGTCTGAGATTGACTATTGCAGCACAGCTCAGATTGAAAAACAAGTTTCATCAGGAAACGATTGACACAATTCTTGAGGCTGCGAACAACCCTGAAAAGCTTTTGGCTGTTTTTGATGAAGCACTCAGCTTTAAAGACAATGAAAATGAGGGAATAACAGGTGAAGCGTTATACGATGCACTTGTTGATAATGGCACAAAGGGTGTAAATGCATTTGCTGAAATACTTTTTGAGATTGCCAATGCGTCCGGTGTTTTGTCGGATAAGCAGAAGAATCAGGTTACAAGCGGTATTAACCGCACCTATGAAGCTATCTTTGAACATATTGAAAATGGCACGGATAAAGTCTATGCAGAGGGTTCAGTGAATGTGGAGGAAGGGGAAATCGTCTCCTTTCCCAAGCAGTAAATATCTTTCCTTTGAAGATGTAATATTGGAAGCTAACAGCTACGGACTGCCGTTTGATACACTGGTTCATTTTACATATGGCGAGCTTGCTTATTACATTGATTACCACAGGGAAAGAAAACGCAGGGAGCAGCAGGAAAAATCAATGCTTGCATATTATCAGGCTGCTTTCACTGCAAAGGTTATGTTCAATGGAAATGTCGGTGAGGTGTTTGAAGAGTTTCCGTATTGGACTGAGGATGAAATACTGGATATCAGAGCCGAACAGGCAGTCAGATATTTTAATAATATTACAGAGGATTAAGGGGGTGAAATGATTGGAAATAGAGGAATTAGTCACTAAATTCACTGCGGATGTCAGTGACTACCGTAAAGAGGTTGAAAGTATAAAGGCCGAGCTCCGTTCCGTTTCAGGTCTTACCGATCGTGTTAAGGAGGCTACCAGGAAAGCCCTCAGCTCCTCCTCATCTGAAATGCAGAAGCTCGGTAAACAGCTGCAGAGCCTTACCGAAAAACAGAATAAGAATGTTCAGTCGGAAGTTGAGAGTGTTAAAAAGATTGCTGATTTTAAAGAAAAATCAAAGCTCCTGGTATCTCAGCTCAATGCTCAGCGTGCCGAAATGGATAAATGTCGTGAGGCATTAAGAAAACTGAATACACAGTATACCGAGCAGAAAAACTTTATAGCCGATTATGATGACGGTATGGAGGGTATCCGTAAACAGCGTCAGGAAATGATTGATTGGATTCATAAAGTGAAAACAGCACGAGAATCGGCATACAAATCTGACGAGATTGAGAAATATGATTTAGATCTTCAACGTTTGCGTGATGATTTGGCTGCATTTGATGATGAGCTGAAAACGGTAGGGCTTGAGCCTAAAAACCTGAAAACAGATTCACTGAAGAGCCTTGAAAAGCAGATGCAGCAGCTCGCAAAACAGGAACGTGAATATAAAGAAGCATCCGTCAGAACAAATGCACAGATAAAATCAACCAATCAGAGCATTGCACTTGAGGAAAGCAGATACGATAATCTGAAAACAACACTTGAGCAAAACAGTGTAAGCATTGAAGAACTGACAAACCGGATTACAAAGCTTGGTAAGGTCAGTGTTACTGACAAAATCAAAAACAAATTCAATGGTCTTGTAACTGTTTTTAAGAAAGTTACAAATGTTGTAGGTGCACCGTTAAGGGTTATAAAAAATATCGGCAGTGCCGCAGCAGGTGCTTTTTCAAAAGTCAGAGACGGCTTTTCAAAAATAAGAAATGCATCGAATACAGCCAACAAAGCACTGCTTAACACAGTCAAATCCATACGCAGAATTGGTATTGCATCACTCGGACTGAAAATATGTAAATCCGTATTCGGTGAGCTTCGCGGCATAATTACGGATTATCTCAGTCAGAATGAGGCATTGAACAGCCGTGTTGAGGCGTTGAAAAATGCTTTCGGAAATGCACTTGCTCCTGCAATTAACGTTGTTGTAGGCTTGTTTGAAAAGCTGATGCCGTATGCAATCTCTGTTGCGAATGCAATAAGCAGGCTGTTTTCATCACTTGGTATTGCAAAGCCAATCAATGCAACTGCCGCAGCGATAAAAAACACTGCCGGTGAAACAAAGAAATTATCTGAGGCACAGAGTGATTTATACGGCTTTGACCAGATTACAAAGCAGGATGATAAATCATCAGACAGTGACAGCAGCGGTATCGGTTCAGCAACATCTGCAGGCTTTGCAGGAGATATTGAAAGCGTCGGAGAAAAGCTTGCCGCCTCCTGCAATGGTATTATCAGCAAATTAAATGCCCTTGACTGGGAGGGAATTCAGAAACGTATAAACAATTCTGTCAGCAGCATAGCAAAATCCATAAACGGATTTGTTTATAATTTTGACTGGTATGGTGCAGGACAACTCTTAGGAAACGGAATCAATACTGTTTTCGGTGCTGTAGATACTTTCCTCAGTACCTTTGATTTTAAAGCACTCGGTGCCGGCTTTGCAAAGAACTTTAACGGACTGTTTGATACCGTAGATTTCGGTCAGATAGGCAAAACTCTGTCAGACGGAATATCAGGTCTGCTGGACCTTTTAAGCGGTTTTCTTGAAACGCTTGACTGGCAGCAGATTGCAAGGGATGTTGAAGACTTTATCAAGGGCGTTGACTGGAGCAAAATGACAACCTCCTTGTTTGAGGCGTTAGGTGCAGCAATCGGCGGACTTTCGGCATTATTAGGCACATGGATTTCGGATGCGGTTACTTCGGCTAAAGATTATTTTGATGAGAAAATAAAGGAATGCGGAGGCAACATCGGACAGGGTATTCTTTTAGGCTTATCCGAAACCTGGCAGAATATAAAGACTTGGGTTAATGATAATATTTTCAAACCGTTTATTGACGGCTTTAAAAGTGCGTTTGGTATAGCATCTCCTTCAAAGGTGATGAAAACACAGGGCGGATTTATCATTGATGGCCTGCTTGCAGGAATAGGAAATGTTTGGGCAAAGGTTAAGAGTAAGTTTACTGACCTCAGAACAAATATTACCAATTTCTTCTCAGGCTCAGGCGGACTGCAGTCCAAGATTAAAAATCTCGGACAGAATCTCGTTACCAAATTAGGTGAGGGATTAAGCGGTCTCAAGTCAAAATTTACAACGATGTTCAGAGATCCTCTGAACGGTGTTATCGGTTTAATTAACAATATGATTAACCGTATCAACGGATATCTGAATATTTCTATTAACGGTACATTAGCCAGTGTGTTAAACACGCTCGGTATAGGTGTTTCAGGCGGATATTATCAGCTTTTCAGCATTCCGAATATTCCGCAGCTTGCTTCAGGCGGCGTCGTTGACAGACCGACGATTGCTATGGTTGGAGAGCGTGGAAGAGAGGCAGTTGTGCCGTTGGAAAATAATACAGGCGGCTGGATGTCCAAGCTGGCAAAGATGTTTGTTGAGTATTCAAATTCTTTCGGCAACAGTGATAACGGAGATATTATCATTCCGATTCAGTTGGGTGACGAAAAAATTATGGTACGCTCGGACAAAAGGAGCCTTCTAACTAAAGATAGATTTAAGAGAACCAAGAGTATAACATAAGGAGAAAAAATGCCGCTTTATATAGATGATGTAAAAATGCCGGAGCCTGCGATTAAAGGCGTCGGCAGAAAATCAAACAAGGTATGGTCTTCAGGCACAGGAAGGTCCGTTTCTGCATTGATGAACGGTGAAATTATTTCGGTCAAAAAAACAGTTTCCTTCAAGTTTCCTCCGCTTACAAAAAGCGAAGTGGATAAGCTTGAAGGTGCTGTCAGTGATCGTACTTCTTTTCATGAAATTAAATATGCGGATACGGACGGCAATGTTATATTGTCAATGACTGTTTATTTCGGTGATTCAAGCCATACAATTTATTCCGCAGCCAAAAATCAGAGATATTACACAGACTATACATTTGATGCAATAGAAAGGTAAAATTATGATACAGGTATCTAATGACGTACGCAGTAAAATCAATACAGGTACTGCTAAGACCCACGCTAAGATAGTTGTTGATGACCGTGTTTTCGGTTATGACAATAAAAATGAAACCGCTATTCCAAAGGATGACGGCTCTATATATAAACTGAATCTTCAGTATGATATTGACCAAAATGAATTTGCTATAGGAACATCGTGTATACAGATATGTGAGGTTATGCTCTACGGCGCCTCAGACGTTGAATTTGAGAAGAAATATCTTAAGATATACATAGGATATGAGCGTGATGAAAAGTTCATTGTAGACGGTATGAGGTTTCCTAAAATCGAATGGCTTCCTATGGGTACATTCTTTACAACAGAGGTTACTAAAAAAGGTAAGTGGGTATCTTTCGTAGGATATGACCGCACCTATAAATATACGGATATGATTTATGTTCCGTCAAAATCTCTCGGCAATAATCCTACTGTATATGATGTATTTATGGATATATTCAAGTTTACCGGTGCACCGTATGATGCAGAATCATTTGAAAATATGATGCATGCCAGAGTGGATATGAAGCTGCTTTACGGTACAGATGAGGACGGAAATACCACAGGATATTCCGTCAGGGATGCAATGGGATATCTTGCCGGCCAGGTCGGCTGTAATATTATTGTGAACAGATATGACAAATTTCAGCTGCTTGATTATTCATTTGCTGTCCTTAAGCAGGATATCGGTGACGGTGAGTATATCGAAGAGGGCGAATATAAGATAACAGACAGTATTATTTCTAATGCTGAAATAGCAGGCGACGGTATTCACGGTATGCGGTATATAGACGCAATGAATTCCCATGCTGCAGTAAGGTATGATAATGGCAACACAGATTATAAAAACGGTATTGTTCTTGACAGCCCTATTATTGCCACAGAAAATGAGGCTAAGGCTGTATTGAATCATATTAACAATATTTATTTGTGGAAGGGCGGCACTTTTTATATGACGCCCTGTTCATTCAGACTGCTGAACGGTGACGCAACTTTGGAACTTGGCGATATCATTTCATATGTTCCGACGAAGACATATGCACTGGGCGAGCAGACCTATATTCCTATAATGCATATGGGAATCAATTATACAGGAAAGCCTGAAATTGATATTGCCGCATATAGCCAGACAGAAACGCAGCAGGCAAACCGTACAGGCCCTATAGGACGTCAGTTTTCAGCCTTTAAAAGGGCTGCCGATAACAAATACAAATTCCTTGATGAAGCGATTGAAATCGTCTCCAATCAGATTACAGGTGCAGACGGCGGCTATATTGTGGTTGATAAGAATGAGGACGGCTCCTGGCGTCAGCTAAGAGTTCTTGATGATATCGAAAATCCGAAGACAGCGATTATGATAAATAAGAACGGCATAGGATTTTCACAGGACGGCGGTAAAACAATGGATGCTGCCGCTATAACAATTGACGGAAAGCTCGTTGCCAACAGTATGACCGGCGGTGTCCTGCAGGCTGCTCAGGGCTATATAGGGGGCTGGACGATAAATGATGTTAAGATAAGCGGCGGTGATACAAGCAAAGGTGAGAAAACTGCTGTAATGCAGTTGCCTCCGACAGCAGAGGGAGGCAGGCAATGGGTATTTGCAGCAGGTGGCTCAAATCATTACAGCTATTCAGATTGCCCATTCAGAGTGGATTATAGAGGTAAATTATATGCTACCGATGCCGATATATCCGGTAAGATTACTGCTGATACAGGCAAAATAGCAGGGTGGAATATCAATTCGTCTTATTTATATGGCGACTATGGAAGCCAAAGAGCACTTATTCAAAAGCCAAAATCATCATCAAGTTTTGTGTTTTCTACTCAGGTAAAGTCTGGAGATAGTTACGTAGGCACTTGGTATGTTCGTGCGGATGGAAAGATGTTCTGTCGCTATGGTTTAAATGTAGCAGCATATGTAAGTGCAAATTCTTATTTGTGTGTAAATGGCAATGGCGATGTTTACATTGGTAATGCATTATCCACATCTGCAGAAAGATTTAAGGAAAATATAACCGAAGCAATTAATGAAGATTTAGATCCGAATATTTTGTATGATGTACCGATAGTTCAATTTAATTATAAGAAAGAATTTAACGGTATGGATAGAGGTCACGGAACACAGATAGGTATGATTGCCGATTGGTTTGATGAAAACTATCCTAATGCTGCTCTGTATGATGATAATGGTGAAATTGAAAACTGGGATGAGCGAATTATCATTCCTGCAATGCTTAAGCTGATTCAGGAACAGAAAAAGCAAATTGATGATTTAGAGGAAAGAATAAAAGCATTAGAAAAAAGTATATAAAACAAAGGGAGCAGGTTTTACCCTGCTCCTATGGTTTATAATATATCCTATCTCCATTACTATCAAAACAAAATAAATTATTATTTTCATCGATGTAACACTCATAGTAAATATCATCATTTTTATTTGGATTTACCATATAATCTGTTGTCCAATAATAGCCAACTTTATCTTTATATTTATTACCCTCAGTTTTGTAAACATCACCTACAGGCGTATGAATTGGATTTATACTTGTGGTAGTAGTTTGGGGCTTATTTGTAGTCTTTTGTGTAGATGCCGTTGCTGTCCTTTTGGTAGCTTCCTTAACTGTTGTAGAGGTTGCGCTTTCTGTTATAGAAGCTGCAGCAGGCTCAGTCGTAGTGCTTTTAGTTGTGGCAGTGCTCTCAGTTGTTGCTGATTCACTTGTGCTGTTCTCGGTAGTTGTTTCAGTCGTAGCTAAAGCTTCTGAAACCGCCACACTGACAAGCTCTTCGGTCTTTGCATCATTATTCTGCTTTACAACAACGCCGACTGCTGTTCCTGTTCCGGCAACGATTACAACCGAAATCACAATTGCTATAATTTTTCTTTTCATCTTTATCGCCCCTTCAGCCTTACAATAGCACAATATGGAAAATATTGCAAATAAATATTATTGACAATGCGGTTATTTTTAACTATAATAAAAATGAACAAGGAGCTATCCGATAGACGGTTAGTCCGAGAATTGATTAAATAACCGCTTGTTTTCTCAGGACAGGGCGGTTATTTTTTTATGCTTGTTATGTAGCCTGTGGCAACAATCAGAATAATTACAATAAATGCAAGATATTCCATAGCATCACCCCCTAAAATGAATTAGAGGGCATTGCCCTCCGTTCATTAAGAGGACTAACCGCCTACCGTTTATAGATAGCTCCAAGAGGACAACTTAATGTCCTGCTGATATATTACCAGTATTTTACAACAATTGCAATAAGAAAAATAAAGGGAGCAGAGAAATCTGCTCTTTTTAATTTGTACAATAATATAAAAAGAACACCATTGAGGTGTTCTCTTAAAAAGGTAAATCATCATCGTCTATATTATCAGTTTCTTCTAATGACTCTAAATATTCTTGATTACATTTTTGAAAAATATTATTAGTGCAGTAAAATCTAATAGAGAGCTAAACAAACGAAATATAGCATAGCCAATCAGGAACAGGGAATCATCTCTGTTCCTTTTTATATACCAAAAATTCAATAAAGGAAGTGATAGCTATGATTTATCCATAACGGTGGCCGAGAGGTGCGCCGTATTTTTATACCATTATAAAGGAGTGAATATATGCAGAATATTGTTAGTTTTGAAGGGAACAAAAGTACAGCCTTTGTATGCTTGTTTCAGTATGATTACGGTCAGAAGTTAATTATCGAAGGCTTGAAACTGCCTGATGATTTTGAGGTGCATTATTCCAATGGAAGCAATTCGGCTTTGGTTATTCGTGGAAGGGTAACAGACGATAAGTTTGTTGCCGATATACCGGATGAGGTGCTTAGTCAGAATATAGCTGAAACGAAAGCCTGGATATACCTTGATGAGGGAAAAAGCGGCAGGACAATAAAAACAATTGTCATACATCTTGAAAAAAGGGAGATTCCTTCAGATATGCCGCCTCAGGAAGATATACCCACTGTCAAAGGCTATGCGGAATATGTAAAGGAAAATGCAGAAAAAGTATTGTCAGCAGAAGCAGCAGGCGACAGGGCAAATAAAATAGCTGAGGAGTTGCTTGCAGCAAAAGAAAACGGTGAGTTTATCGGAGCAGCAGGACCGCAAGGCCCACAAGGCATACAGGGACCGCCAGGCAAAGATGCAGTAACAGATGAGGAACTGTCAACCGAAAGCAGCAATGCGATAGCAAACAGCGCAGTGGCAAATATCCTCAGCAGCGGCAATCTGATAGGGATAGAGAAAATAAGCAGCTTAGAGGAGTTTGATCAGCTTTCAAAGAAATATGAGGATGTGCCTGTTGTTGATAATCAGTATATGCTCCTGTTTGTAACAGAGGATATATATTCCGGTGAAGAGCTGACCCTTGAAAAAGGTCTGATTGTTCTTACTCCGACTGATGAATATAAGCTGACCTGCAATAAAGAGTTTGA